GAAGTACGGACGGTCGAACGTATTGCGATTCTCGACAAACCGCTGGAACAAAAAGCCCGGATGTGATGTCCGGGCTGTTTCGTGCTCGTGGTGGCTCCTAAATGCTGTTTGCCCGGTGCGTGAAGTGCGCGACGCCGAACGACAGTCCGGCGGTCACGAGCACCTCGAAAGCGGCCTGTAGTTCGTGCTGGCTGACATCGCCGCCTGCGATGATGGTGACGAACGCGAGCACGAGCGACACGACAGCGTTGACGATGCGCGGATCGAGGCGTTCAACTTCTGCGATGTCGCGCAGTTTCTTTGCGATATTCACGAACCAGTTAGCCGCGAAGCCGAGGATGCCGCTGGCGATGATGATGGTTAGGATGGTTTCCATAGTTGATGTGAACTTTAGGAATCGCCTTCGACAGCGGGCGATTGAGCGTTTTTGATGAGGGCGATCGAAACGTCGCCCCAGTAGTGGCCGTTGAGGTCGAGCAAATGCTTCACGCCACCCTTGTCTTTCCATGCCTCCCAGCGTTCGAGCTGCCAGACGAGCACCGCCTTCGCGGTGATCGCGCCGTAGTAGCCGGTGACGTGCTTTGCGTCGAGGTAGCCCTTGTCGGCTAGGTATGCTTGGAGATTGTGGACGGGAAGCGCTGACATGCCGAATGAGCACGGCGCGCTCGGAGGTGTGTATGAGATAGGCGGCGTAGGTGTTTTGTCGTTCGCGTGCACCTTCGACGCGAAGAACGCGCGCTTGAACAGGAACTCCTCGCTGATGTGGCGAAGATGTCGGCCACCGAACGCTGCACTGTCATGCACGGCAAGCCACTTCTTTCCGTTCTCGGTGAAGTCACCGGTAGGAATGAGGCAGACACAATGACGGATGTAGGCGGTTTCAAGTGAAACGGCGTCGGTCGGTTCGACGTACTCGCGCGCCCATTCCGCTTCCGTGGCGTAGATGAACAGCGCGACGGCTTTTCCTGCGGCGATGTCGTAGGGGACTTCCGCGAGATTCTTGTACTGGTAGTAGGAGAAGTCCTTGACGAGCGAAGTACCCGGCATTTGCGGCAAGGCATTGGCGTAGGAGTCGTTGACGCCTATTGGCGTGGGGCAGTCGGCATATATGCTCTGCCCGCTCTTTATCTTCGTGTACATGTCCACGGCACCGCTGCCTGCGGCGGGGTAGTTTGCCCGCTTCCGATATGCGCGAAGTTGCGAGATGCCTTCTTTCGGAATAAGCCCCTCGTACTCAAGTTGCGTCAGGAAGCCGTGAGGGACGCAAGAGCCGGTGTATTCCTGCGAATAGATGGTCGCCGCGGTCGTCGTCGGTTTCGGGTTCTGATACGGCCTTGAGAGGGGAGCGGCGGCGATCTCGGCGGTGTAGTAATCGCGGTCGCGCTCTTTCTGCGGTCGGGTGTCGGGTAGAGCGGCATTCAGATATTCATTGGACATATATCATTTGAAATAGGGTACGCTGGTAAGGTGGTATGAGTGGCAATGGCGGCATCGGTAGACGCGAAATTTTCGATTGCGCACGCGTTCGTTGATGTTGCGATATTTCTTGGCTGCACGTTCGCTCGGGTAACAATTCTTCCCAGATAATTCGCACACGTCGTACGACATAAAGGACAGTGAATTGGCTGCTATGCAATCATTGTAACGCCTGCTTGATGACCCATTGTATGCCTATCCACACAGCGCCGATTGCGACAATGACGCTTGCCAGCGAACGAACGATGGATGCGAGCGTACCCGCGCCGCTCCATGCATCGACGACTGGCTGGGCTTTTCCTGCAAAGATGAGAAGCTGGTCCACTTTCGCATCGGTCTTGGCGTGGTCGTTGATATGCTCGGCGATGATCTGTTCGAGCTTGTTGAGACGGTCTTCCATATACTATTTGCTGTTCGCAGCCTTCGGTGGTACTGTTTTCTTTATGGGAGTTTTAGCTGTTGTACTTTTTGTGGCCGGAGTTGTCTGGATCACTTTGTCATCTTGAATCGCGTCGAACAATTCTTTGCGGATTTGTTCCTGAATCGACTTCAATTCTGCGGCTGAAAGGCCGTTGAGGTCGTCTGCTTTGCCTGCGAAGAAACGTGCGAGTCGAAGCTGCATGGGAGCGCTTTCAAATATCTTTTTCACGCCAAGCGCAGCAACGCCGCCTGCTGGATTGAGGACAGAACCAAATCCGAGGGCTGAAAGGTCACCCAATGATGCGAATGAGCTAGTGTCTGATTTGCCTGCGCGAAGCTCTATAGCATCAGAGATTGCCTTGGCAGTTTGTGTGTTGTTGTTGATTGGTCTTATGTCGATGCCGGTGGCCTCTTTGACGCGAGCTTCGATAAACCTGCGAAGCGGTGTGACGACATTCGCCTTGTCTTGGGCTAAAAGTGCCTCACGAACGTCACCGGTTTTTTTGTAGATACTCTCCACGCGGTCAAACATGGCTTTCACTTCCTGGCCTTCGAGCAAATCGAAGTCGCCGCGCTTCTTCATTTGTGCCAGGCGCTCGGCGGCATCTGTGAACTCGGTCGATGAGCGGCCCTTGAAATCTTTTATGAGGAAGTCGATGGTTTTTTCCATTTCAGGAACTTCGGCAAATGTGAAACGGTCGTCAACGAGAGCAACTGCGTCGCGCACGTCGTTGTAGCTGGTTTTGTGGAACTTTTGCAGCGCTGATAGCGTCTCGTCCGGTGTGTCTTTGATGAGGTCGTACCGCGCAAGAAACTCACCGATGTCGTTGCCGGTAGATTTCTTTATGTTCGCTATGTCGGTTGTAGGTGACAAGCCGAAAGCGCGAGCAACGAATTTGTCTCGAAGGCCAGGTGCTTTGGGGGCAATATCACTTGCTATATTGCCGATTGCTTTGAATGCACCGGACGGTGGATCGGGAAGTTTCGGGATAGTGGCGCTCTTGATCCTGCTCGCAACAGATGCAGTTGCGTCTGCGCCGGTCTTAGCGACTTTCCCGATAGGCAGAATGGACGCGATGTTGCCGATGGCTTCGAGATTCGCGGCGGCTTCTGGGTGCTTCTGTCGCCACTCCTGATATGCTGAAGCAGTGTCTTGGACGAGCTGTGTGTCTGCAACTGCGCCGGCTGCGCTCGAAAGCGCATCTTTCACGGGCTGCGGCGTGACTGCTCCGAGCGTGCGCATGGTGACATCGCCGATGAATCCGGCTCCCTCGCCAATGGTCTGGAGCACCTTGCTCACTGGGTGTTGGCTGGACACGATAGCATTGGATGCAGTGTCAACGCGGTCGGCAAAGTCTTTCTTCACATTATCCGCGAAGCCCGGAGAGTCAGGCTTGGTTGTCTGCGTTGCTGGTTCTGTTTGCTGTGTTACCGGGCCTGCCCCGGTGCGGTAGCGGACGAGTGCGTCTGTGATCTCTTGTTTGGTCTTGCCGTTCTTGACGCCCCAAGTGATAATCTCCTGTTCTTTTGTGTCGAAAGCCATATGCTAGTAGTAGTTTGCTGGGCTGGTAGTATCGAGCGCCTGTATGGTGTCCAGGACTGCCTGCTCTTCGGGGGTGAATATGGTGGTCTGCGATTTTTCGAGTGCGCGTCGTGTGAGCATCTTGATGGTATCAAGCTCATTTTTGAATGATACTTCGTCGATATCCCAGTAGCCTGTACCCTTAGCATTCTTGTCCTTGATTTCCCAGTCGGTGAGAGCAGTTGCAGAGTCAGCGAGTATCTTGAGTTCGCCTTCGGAAAGTGCGCCGAATGTCGCGCCGCGCTCTTTCGCTGCGATGAGATTGTCGAGCGTAAGCCCGCCGGTGAGTTTGTGGATGCTGCCGGCGAACTCCTGTCCAGCGCCGCTCAGATTGTCTGCTGCGGCGCTAGTTTGCGTGCCACCGGCACCGACGAAGAATGCTGCTATTTTCCCGAGAGTGCTCGGCGTGCCACGCGAGTAGACCGAAGTGCCGACGCGCGATGACATACCTGGATGTGTCTTGAGTGCGTCTACTAGTGTTATCTTGTCCTGCATGACAGGAACGGACGACAGCGCCTCTTTCAATGCTTCTATTTGAGCTTTCTGTTGTTCATTTGTTGGTTGTCCGAGTAGAGAGCGCTGTTTTTGAGCTGTGGCGATTTGTTCGCGCTTTAGAATATTGTCGAGTCGTGCGGCTTCAAGCTGGTATTTTGCTTTCGGGTCTTGCAGTGCAGAACCGGCGATGGTGATCGCGTCATTGAAGCTAGAAGCAGAGCGGATACGGTTCAACGTAGCAGTGTCCGCGCCGTTCTGCGCGGCAGTGAGCATGATTTTATTGACCTCTTTCGCGTTTTCTCGCTCGTTGGCGACGAACGCATCCTTGCTGTCCAGTTCTTCGAGGCGTGCGAGTGCAAGCTTCTTTTCACCCGCAGTGAAGGTGTCGTAGTTCTTGATGATGTCGCCGCGTATCTGCCGGATGCGCTCTGTGGCGGTGTCATACTTGATCTGCAAAGCACGCTCGGCCCGTGTTTCGGCGAGGGAAAGGTTGCCACGAATAGCGTCTGCATTAGCGGCAAGCACCATCGCATCGTAGGCGCGGTCTTTCGCGGTGCGAGCTGCTGCGGCAGAACCGAAGCCGGTGGTGTAGCCGCTGTCAAGGGCTGTATCTTTCAAGCGTTCGGTTTGGATGGTGTAGAGATTGAGCTGCTTGGTGATCTCATTGAGCGTATTCTGTTGCTGCTGCACGGCAGGGTCTGCCAGGATGTCTTGTTCGGTCGGTTTCTTGGGAGCGGTGAAGTCGGCAAGCTCTTTCGATAAATCAAAAGCGGGAGCAGCCGGCGGTGTCGTGGTGATCTTGCCGGTGCGTGCGAGGTCTTCGAGGTTCGTGGCGGTGCTTGATGGTACTGGCGTCGCAGGGGCGGTCTTTTGGAGGTGAGCAAGAAGCTGGGTGTTCTGGTCGGCGGTGCCAGCGTAGCCGCTGATACCTGCCTGCTGCGCGATTGACTGGCGCTCCGTCAAGCTCGGGAGTGTCTTGCCCTGCGATGCGTAGTATTCGTAAAGATTGGTCGCCATAGTTGTATTGTAACGTATGTTTACTAGGTCAATGCCGAATATCTCCAGGTGCCGCTCGCGCTTTCGCCGGTGAACACATAGAGGCGCTTGGGAGATGAGTTGCCGTCGATGAACATGCGCTCGTGCCAGAGTCCCGGCGTGGTGGCGAGCTTGTTGGTGACTTCTGTTGCGTCCGAGATGTACGTCAGTCGTCCCTCTTGCATGAATACTTGCCGATATAGCTCAAGTTTCGACCGCAAATCGGCGAGTTGCATTTCGAGCTGCGTTATTTTTTGTTCCGGTGTCATATCATTTTTTGCCTGCAGGCAGATAGCCGATACGGATGCGCCGCCAGCCATACGCGCCGCTGGTCTGCGAAAGCTGCAAAGTGAATGAGAATGTCGGCGGGCCGCTGTATCGGCCGGAGAGCACGCGTTTCGTCGATGACGACGAGTTTTTTATCGAGACAGAGCGCGCCGTATCTTCCTCGTCGAGGATGGTGGCTGTCGCAGTGGTGAGTCCGGCGGTGACGGCGTTATCGTAGGTAACTTCCACTTCCTTGATGTCGATGCGGTCAGGTGCGTAGTAGCGCAACGACTGAAAATATGTGCCTGCGGATACTGATGTGACGTCAATGTGCTTCATGTTTCCTTGATACGAGTAGACGAGCTCCAAATCGTTGACACGTATCATTCCGATAGTGTTCTCGGCGCGGTAGATGGTACGGAATGAACGCTGTCCTTGTTCTATCTCTCCGAATGCCACGATCTCGTCTTTGTCAACGAAATAAAGCGTCGTGCCGACCGAAGCGAATTTGTCAGATCGCAGCTGTTCGCTCGGAAACCATATTGCTCTGCGAAGTTTCCGTAGGAACTGTATGCCCGTCCCCGTCCAAATACCGATGCTCTGCTGATATGCAACGTATACTGTGCCACCGACGGGGAAAAATGCGAGGATTTTACCTTGTACGGGCACGATCCGTGCAAATGTCGCTGATGATCCGTCGTAAAGGCCGATATAGCTTGGTGCGCTTTTATTGATATACGAATTCTTTATAGCTTTCTGGAATGCAACGAGCATATAGCCGGTCGCCGGGTCTTCGCCGAAGGCAGTGATGTTGTCTAATCCGTCTAGTACGAGCGACGTTGAGACGGCAAGAGCTGGCGTGATTTTACGGATTTTGTACCCATCGCCCACATAGAGATTTTTGTTATACACAAGAAGCGGGCGATCTGTAGTATCGGTGTTCAAAGAAGCCCCCATGCCAAGTGTAACAGACCACCATGTCTCTGTGGCGATAGTACCGTTATTATTAATCTTTACTATATCCCGACCAGCCACGCTTGTAGGAGCGACGAAATAGCCGTCGAACGGGATGATAGATGAGACTCTTTCTTCAAACTGCTTGGTTGCGAGCGTCGCCGTCAACGTGAGTGCATCGGAATAAAATGTGTAAATCTTATGATCGTCGCTGATAAGAAAACTCTCAGGAGTAGTTAGTTGAGCTGATGTCGAGGCGATGAGTTTTCCCGTAGGAGTGTCACCAGTTGTCGCAACAGCGGTGGACGTTCCATACATCACACCCGCTTTGTAGGCTGGATTGAGATTGTAGGATTCAGGCGCGAAACCGCCGTCCGCGCTCTCGGAAGAAGTCGTGGCTCCTGCAAGGAAGTTTTTTCTGTCAATCGTTATGTACTCCATACGCTAGGTGCTTTTGCTGATATTTATAAACGACGCGGCTGCATTCTTCGCCTTGTTCGCAAAACCGGTGGCAGCGTTTTTAGTGATGTTCGTTATGCGTCCGGCGCGCTCGCGGATGATGGCTGCAACGCCGGTGAGCGTGAACACGCCTGTCTCCGCCGTCATGCGAAACGCCCGGTTGAGATTCGCCGAGATGCCAGTGAGCGTGAATGTGCCGGTGTCGGCTGTTAGGAGAGATGCTTTCGTGAGAGTTGCCGACACGCCGGTGAGAACGAATGAACCTACGGCTGCGGTTATGACGTAGCCCTTGGAGAGGGCCGCCGATACGCCGGTGAGAACGAATGATCCGGTCTCTGCGGTGAGCTTCGACGCTTTGAGGAGATTTGCGGATACGCCTGCGAGCGTGAATGGCCCGGTATCGGCGGTGAGCTTGCGTGAGACTAGAACATTGGCGGCAATGCCGGTGAATATGAAGGAGCCTGCGGCCGCAGTCATGACAGCACCGGCTAAAACAGCAGTAAATGTACCACTACTCGTGAATGTATGAATTGTATATGCACCACTAGTTGTTATCGTACCGCCAGTAGACGACGTTGATACTCCGTCGCTTCCGTCAGTGTGGTAGCGGATGATGACAATGCCTGAACCACCACTACCACCTGTACTGCTCCCGCCAGAACCTCCTCCACCACCGCCACGGTTCGCAGTTCCATTGGTTCCTGCACCAAAATTTCCACCGTTGCCGGCACCAGAACCGCCAGTTCCTGTTCCGCTATTCCCACCCCCGACTGCCCCGCCGCCACCAGACCCATAAACCACGGCGGAACCAGAAATAGAAGACGTAGTACCACTTCCACCGTCACCCGCCTTACCTCCGGCACCTGTTGTTGCGGCGGCACCAGTAGCACTACCACCACCGCCTCCTCCGCCACGGCACCAGTCATTGTTACCACCCCCACCATTACTTCCTTGTCCTGCTGTGCCTGTGCCCGCAGAGGTGCTTCCACTTCCACTAGGGTTGCTTCCACCGCCACCGCCAGAACCACCATTGTTACCAGTCACGGTTCCTGCTGCGCTACCGCCAGCACCGCCACCTTTTGCAGTTACCAATGCACCGATAGAAGAGTCACTACCGTTGCTACCTTTATTATTAGTCGCCGCGCCTCCAGCGCCTACAGTAATAGTATACGCACCAGATGTGACAGACAGCGACGTGCCGTGTTGTACACCTCCACCTCCTCCTCCACCACCGCCTGTGCCAGGGGATGTGCCTCCTGCTCCTGCGCCGCCACCTGCAACGACAAGGTATTCTACGGTTGCCATACTCGTGCAGCAGTCATGAACTACGCGATGCTGAACAGGCCATTCGTTGCGTCGAAGTCGATGGTGAGTGACTCGCCGTTCGCGAGCGTGAGTGCGCTGCCGTAGTCGTAGTAGCAGACGAGCGGATCGGCCGGAGAGGTCGGCGTGTCATCATAGATGTAGATGTACCGGAACGGGCCGGTGCTGCCTCCTGTCGAGGTGAGCACAAGGTCGTTGAACTTCACGCGGTAAGTGCCGCTCGCTTGTGCCGACGAGGAAAGCGTGAGCGTGCGCGCGGACAGGTTCGTGTACGCGATCTGCGTGACGTTCGCCAACACGCCCTTTGTGTCGGTCGTCGGGTTGTTCGTCTCCGATGCCGGTGCAGTGTTCGAGAGCGCGACGATGAACGTGTCGCCGTCTACGTCCATGACCTCGCCGTAATTCTCGACGAAGTCGTTTACTTTGTTGAAAGTTGCCATAGTAAGTTAGTTATTGGATAATCTTGATAATCATCTGCTCCTCGTACAAGCAGCTGCCGCGATGCGTTTGCGCGTCGGGTGCCGTTTGTCGTTGAGGATGCCGAGGTCACGTTCCTTTCGCGCGATCCGCGCCTCGACGCGTGAAATGAGCACTGCATTGTCGCTCTTGTTGACGAGTATCCAGTCATACGAGGCATAGAGCGCAAGAAGCTCGTGGAATGGTTTTGGGATACCCGGCTCTCTCGTCGTGTCGCTTGTCGTGAAGTACGTCTGCTCGCGCTCGAAAGCGATTTTGACGCCTGCGGTGGCAGCGTAATTGGGCTGCGGGTACAGGTAGACCGTGTTTCCGCGCTTCATCCAGTGAGTCGGAACGCCAACGTCTGACGGGTTGGGAGACATAACACGCTGCGCGCGCGGGTCGTCTAGGGTCAACTGGGTCAATGTCTCATATTCGGTCGCTGACGAAGTCGGGAGAATAGCAAGCGACACCACGTTGAGGATATCGAGGCCGTTATCGTCTTCAGTGAGCGCGTAGTCGTGCGTCCCGCTGACAATGTTGAATGTGCCTACGGGTTGGTCTGCGTTGTTCGGGTCGTCGAACTTGACGGCCTTCGAGCGCGAGAGAAGCGAGGGCAGTATCATCTCGAAACCCGCGTTGAGGCGCACGGTAAACTGCTGCTTCAAGAACGTGTCGCCGGTGATGCCGGTGTCGGGGAAACCACACCAAAACTCACACGCTTGCATGAGTCCTGATTTGTTTGTGGTTTCGTTATACTGCATACGCTACTCTTTTGGCTCTTCCTCTTTCTTCTTCATGCCTGGCAACGGCGTCTCCCATTTATTCCAGTCACTGAAACGCTCTTTGTACAGCTCTACGAGATCATGCACGACGACGACAGTCTTGCCGTCGCGTATCTCGGTCGTGGTCGGGATTTCGTAGGCAGTGAGCTTGTCTTCAACGAGCGTGCGGACTTCCGGCATGATGCGCTCGACTTGAAGGGTGCGGATTTTGTCCGCAACATCGTGCATCTTCTCTACGATTGCCTTGTGCTGTTTCTCAAGCTCCTCGGCTTCGCGCTGGTACGCCTGCCCTTCTTCGGCAAGGGCGACCTTCTCTGCGATCATGGAGCGGATAGCGTCGCTATCCACCTCGATGACACGCTCGTATGTCTTAGACTGCTCGTTTCCCATAGTGTTTTGCGAGTGCTTCGCGCGAAGATGCGCCTACTGCTAAGACGTTGTTGCCCTCGGTCGTCCTACCGGTGTTCTGGTCGAACGTATCGGCTGCGCGGCCGTAGGGGTTGATGAGGACGCTTTCGCGCTTCGGATTCTGTGAGACTGATACGGCGATGTCTGACATATGCTATTCGACGATTTGCGTATAAATGCTGATGCTCGATGTGATGCCGACGCCGCCTGCGGGAGCTGCTACGTCAATCACGTCATCGGTGAGGATGTAGAGGTCTTGCGGGAAGTACGAAGTGTATTGCGCGTTTGCGGTGCCGGTCGTCAGAAGCGTGTCGTAACCCGCGCCAGCGCCGGAATTGAGGGTGACGGTGACGCCTGCCTGGGTTGGTGCGGCGCTGTACGCGACATGCACGGAAATGACACGCTTGCGTGCGCCGGTCGCGGTAGAGACGGTCTGTGCGGTGTTCGCCGCGCTTGTCCCTACGGTGCGTTCGATCTTGTAGATGTCCATGATGGAAAGTGAGTTTGTAATGCCTTCCGGCCGCGTCCCCGCCCCTGTAAAGGAGCGGAGTGCGGCCACAAGGTTAGGCTGCGACCTTCGAGACGATACGGATGCCTCCCGCGTCACGGTTCTCGATGACGCCGTAGAGTAAGTCCGCCGTGACGAGCGTGCCCAGGTATTCCTGGATGTAGCTCGCCTGAAGGCGCACGCCGAACTGGTCACGTGCACCTGGAAGCGGGCTGGTGGCCCAGTGAACCGCATCCGGCACCGCAAGAGCGCCTGCGTAGTCCGCGTTCGTGTTGATCTTGGTCACCGTCGTCGAAGTGAGGACGGGGCGGCCGTGGATCATGTACGGGGCGGTCTTCATGACCGGGTTCGCTGCATCTGCCGTGTTGATGGCGAGCGCGAAACGGTCAAGAGTGACGAGGTCAACCCAGTAGGTCTTCGGGTGCAAGAGCCATGCTGCCTCCTCGTAGTCCGCATCGACGCTCTCAAGCGAGGAAATCGCTTGAAGGACGACGGCTGCGGTGAGGGCAACGCCGGTGGAGCCAACCGAAACGCTGAAGCTCTGGAAGAGCGTGGCGATGGCGGTTTCCAATTTCTTGGCCGCCGTGTGCGCCGCATTCTTCATCATGCGCTCCTGCGTGTTGAGTGACTTCTTCACCTGCGCGGCTTCCTTGTCCTCGATGAGGAAGGAAACCTCGAACCACTGGTCAACCACGAGGCTGACGCCGGTGAACGTCGGGCTGTTAAGAGTAACCTGCGAGCCGTTGACTTTCGCGTTCGCCGTCATCTCTGAAAGGTTCGGAGTGTGAAGCGTGTCGCCACCTTCTGCCAATTCGTCAGAACGATTGGTGAAGAAGTTTGCGAACTTGAGCTTCGGGCGATAGAAGTCATTGACACGCGTGCCCCATACCTCCGGGATGTACTCCGCGAGGTCGGTGGGCGTGAAATGATCGGTTCCTAATGCCATAGGGTTCTATCTTGAGAACCCGACATGCTACCGCTTGTTCATTCTCTCGCGAGCAAGAGCTGCGTGCTCTTCTTTTGTGAGACCTGGTGTGGCGAGCGTCTTTCGAGCGCCGCCGCCGGAACCGTTTGACGGTGCTAGCTGCGCTTGTTTATTGCGCTGCTCCGTCTCGCGGTCTTTTTTCCAGTGAGTGAACAATGAGGATTTGATGGCGTCCTGCAAGGTCTTGTGTCCTTCGACGGACTTGACCTTCTTGGCGTACTCCACCTCTTCCTCGGACAGACCCTGCGCGTAGGCGACTGCTTCTTCGCGGGTCAGACCGGATTCTGCCGGGGTTTGGTTTGTAACGGGCTTGGATTCTGCGGGTTTCTCGACCTTGTGCCACTTGCCGTCTTTGAAGACGTATCCTTCCTTCTCAAGGAAGCGATGAGTGGCGTTGAGCTTTCCCCGATAATCCGTGTCCGGCTTTTCTTCTGCGGCAGGTGCCGTCTCCTGCGTTTCTTGCTCGGTGTCCGTGGTGGTATCAGTCTCCTGTACCTCTACGGTCTCCTGCGTTTCTTGCTCAGTTGTCATAGTGAGCGTCTAGTGTTACGCGTTTGTCAGAGTACGCCTCTCGGTTACTAATATCTTACCACTTACCATACGCCTGCTCTACGCAAGCGTGTTGATAACTACTACATCGTGCCCACCTTCAGATACTCGGTGAGCATCGCGGCCTGTTCCTCGGAAACGAAGCCGGTGATCTTCGAGACCGGCTTTTCGTTGCGGTAGATAAGGATGAATGAAACGTCACCTGCTTCGGCCTTCACGCTGTTCACATATGCTTCCAGTGCGTTGGCCTCGTCGATGGTCAGGTAGTAGTTGTGCGCCTCGGTGCGATCGGCGAAGCGCAGTGAAAGCTGCGAACGGTAGCGCGAGCCGGTGCCGCGTGGCTTGGGTTCCGGCACATCCGGCTGTGGTGCTTTCAATTCTTGCTGGGTAGTAGGATGCGACTCGTCAACCTGCCCTGCCGGTGGCACGCTGTTTTGCCCCGCCTCGTGCTCATTGAGCTGCTTTTCAAGCGTCTTGACGTGTGCCTCCGGGTCGTATTGCACGCCGTATGCGTCAAGCTTGTCGGTGATCTCTTTCTTGGTCATACGATTATTTTGATAACTTATAATCCCCTGTTCGGGTTTCCCGCCTTGCGGTCTACGCCGTAGCGTTCTCGCAATTTGGTAAAACCTTTGAGAAGCACGTCGCGCGCTTCTGCAAGCGCGTGCGTATCTTCCTTTCGGAACACACGCTTGACGGCTTCGTCGGACAGGTACTCGGCAAAGAACGACTCCACGGCTTTCATCATGGCGTCGTCGTCGTGAAATGATTTCAGTTTGTCTTGTGTCATACCTGTCCTTCAGGGAGCGCGCTCTCGATGGTCGATTCCGTCGCGCTCTTTGGTTGTGTCTTGGCTTTCACTACGCCGCCACCTGTCTTCCTTGCGAAAGAAGCAGGCGACACGCCAGCAAGCTCCATGATCTGATTCACGATGTCTTCGCGGCCGGGGTCTTCTGGGGCGAGATTGTTGAACTTCATCAGGAGCGTGTTGATGAGCTGCTGGTCATCGGATTGCTCGTTGGTGATGTAGAGACGGCCTTTCGCGTTTATCTTCTCGACGGTGATGTAGCCCTTGGGGATGTGAAGAAGCGCATCGCTTTTCACCTCGACAGGTTCGTCCTGCGGCACGCCCATTTCGATGAGATCATCAAGCGGCGAGGAAAGCAGCGCGTCCGCCTTCTTCTTTTCGCCTATCGCTTCCGCGAGCCACTGCGCCTCGGTCTGTGAAAACGAGACGGAAAGCTTATGTTCCTTTGCGATTTTGTTGGCTATATGCGGGAACACATAGTCGTTGATGATGTCAATGAGGTCGAAGCTGTCGTTATCGCGGCGCTTGTTGAAGATTGACGATGACTGTGCACTCTGAAGCGCTTGTGCTGCGAACGGTGCCGACGATGATTCACCGCGCAGTGCGTCGGTGATGGACTGGTCGAACTGCGTGATGTTGAACCAATTGTCTATCTGTTTCTGAAACTCGGGGAAGTTGACGCCAGCGCCGAGCGCGATCGGCTCGAAGTATTCACCGGCTTGCTTGTCGATTTCGATGATCTCGCCGTCCAAGAGCTGCAACGCGGAAGGGATTGGGGTCTTTTTGTTGGTCGCGGTGATGACCTTCCCGGCGATGTCCATTGCGAACTTTTCCGCGATGACGGATTCATTCGTGAAAATCTGCGGATTGAACAATTCCTCGATGATGCCCATGCCGAGCGAGCGGCCCTCTATCTTCTTGCGAGGTCGGGAGACGACATACACGGGCTTTTTCAGCTCGTGGTAGTGCATGAGGTACTTCTTCTCGTTGATGACGGCGCAGATGAAGTAGTAGAGCTTGATGTCTGTGTCTTTTTCGTCGCCGGTGAAGTAGGACGCGCGGAAGTAGCCCTGACCATCGCGCACGGTGACGGCTTTGCCGTTCTTGTCGTATTTCTCGCACTTTGCAGCGTCGATTGCCTTGTCCACGTCGTCCCACTTGCCACGCATATCCTCCAGCTCGCGCAGGGTCATTTCCCTGTCCTCGGCGATGTCGCCGTTCTTGATGTCACGCGGGTTTACGATGAGGTTCTGCCAGTCGCAGACGGTGAACGTAAGGCTGTCATCGTACTCATTCACCTTCGTGATGGTGGTGCCGAACTGCGCCTTCTTGCGCTGGTAGTCGTCGATGTAGGTGCCGAAGTCTGACACCTCCATCCACTCTTGCAATTCCTTGCGGACTGCGAGCGCAAAACCGTAATCGCCGTCGGTGGCCTTGTAGCTGATATGTGCGCGGTCGATGTTCTTTGCGCGGAACTCGATCTCGACGACACCGTTCGAGAGTTGACGAAACGGTTTCAGGCGGCCCAGTTCGTCGGTCTGTCCGCTCATGTAGCGGGAGAGAATGAAATATCCGGCCTGCTTCAGAGTCTCGTACTGTGAGAAGTCGATGCTGTCCCAGAGCTTGATCGTGCTGGTGCGGTAATTCTTCTCGTCTTCATCAAGGCGGGCGTACAAGTCTTTGTATTCGAGCGATGGACGTTCTGCCATATGCGTATGATAACACTAATTGGTAAAGTCAAACGGCTCTGCTTGGGGATACCTTGTGCTCTTTGAGGACGCGATGCTTGATTGCTGCCGCGCTCGCCGCGTGTGATGCTGCGGAGGTGCGGAATGTGTCGCTCTCGGTCTTCGGGCGCACCATCCTTGTGAGGAAGTAGCGTGCTGCTGACATGAGGTGGTCGGCACATTGCGGATCAGGCACGCGCATGTTCTCGTATTTGTCATCGGCGAGCTTCTTGATGAGCCACGCGTAATTCTTGTATTCGCGGTCGATATTTTCAGAGCGGCGGGTGTAGGAGATGCGGAGGCCCTGCATGTGCTTGATGCCGTAATCCACACTGCTCTTTCCTTTTTCGGTTTCGATTATCGAGATGCCGCCGGAACGCAGCGAAGCGATCATGCGCGGTTCATTCGTATCACAGATGAATGGCGCTTTCGGCAGTCCGCTGCATGTCGCTATGAGCCGTTCGGGGCTGTTCTCGGTCTGGTAGAGCTTTTCGTCGAGAATGTAGCCGCCGTCGTAGTAGTAGACAGCTAAGATGGCGTCAGGGTCTGGGAAATAGCCGAAGTCGAGCCCATAGCCCAAAAGACGTGCTTCATGTGGAATGGTGTCGATGACGCGCCAGTCGGAGAATATCTTGCCGAGTGTCACCTCGGGACACAGGCCGCGTACCATCTGCCAGTAATAGGCGGGGTTTGTCTGTTTGTAAGCCTCATAGCGTCGGTGCACGTCTTCGGGGAGATGTGTGTTGTGCTCGTGCGTCGTGAAGATGAACTCAACGTCTTGGACGCTTGGCTTCAAAGATAGGGTGTAGAAGCCCGGCAACCCTTCGACCTGCGACGTATCGAACCACCGCTGCACCATCCAGTGCGAAACTGAAGGCGTGTTCATCGTTATGACGACTTGCGACTTTTCAGCGCGTAACGAGTCGTCGAGTTGCCGGAAGTCGTGTTGCCCTATCTCTTCGCCTTCTTCGACGTAGGCGTGCGTGAATCCTGCGAGCGATTTGAGCTTTGCGGATCGGTCGCCGCTCGATTTGTGGAAGCCGACGGCGTTGATGCTCTGCAAGCCATGTTCGGTGGTCATCATGCTGTCGGAAGACGAGATGACACCGTAGAGATCGTACTGGGCGATACGGTCTTGAAGCTCCTGCCAGCTCGAATTGCGGATGTCCGCGTGGACGAGACGCATAAGCGCAGCACGGAATGGTGTCTTTGTCTGCGTGAGGTGCGCGAGGGCGTGCTGCGAAGCGGCGTAGGAGCGTCCTGCTGCACGACCGCCCATGAGGATGATGTAGCGTTTGTCGCTTTTCCAAAGACGCTCGTATGCCTTGCTTGCGGCAATCTCCAGTTTCATTCGAGAGAGATGGCGACAGCCGCGATCTTGAGAGAGCCGCCGTTCGGGTCAGTGAGTGCTTGCGGTGGTTTGCCCCATGCGCGATCAAGTAATTCTTTGATGGCCTGGACGTTGCCTTTTTTCGCTTCGGTAAGGAGCGAGGCGAATATGTTATCAAGATTTTCTTCCACCTTTTTTATAAAGGCGGCTCTTGTGGCCATTGCCTCAAGCGTGTGAGGTGCTTTGTATCCTTTTGGCTTCCCTGCGCCTTTGCGTGCGCCGCCTCGTCCGTCACCTTTCGCCATAAAAAATCAGAATATCAATAGCTGATAGTTTGATTATACCATGCAACTCACGCCGCAAGTATACTAACCGTATCCTTCCCCCCTTTCTGCGACTGAACCTTGATGCTCGCGACGCAATCGGGGTTGTCGTCCGGCAATATCCCCCATCTCACAAGCCCGTCCTCCAGCATCTTCGCCATTGCGAATGTGTTGCTGGCGTCGAGCGGTCTGCCCTTGAACGTGAAGGTGAATGTCAGATGCGCGGGGGTCTTGAATCGCTTGGCGCGGTGCTCGATGAGAGCGGCGTGGTAGAGGTCTGCGAGTTTCTTGCGCTTTGACCAGTGCATCCCGGCATAAAAAGCGTTGGCGGACACTTTCTCGGGGATGTCGAGGACGATCAGGTTCGAGGCCATATGGCGCGAGGGTATTTGGCTCGTAATTCCGGTGTGACACGGGACATGAGAATACGATCGAGGTCTGCCTTGTGTAGCGACTCCTTGTCATGGTGATGCTCGCAGAGTGCAATGATGCCTTCGGGGTCATCGGTGCGGCGTCCGGCTACCTTGAGGTAGTGATGCCACTGGATGCGGCCATCGCAGTATCCGATGCCAGAAAGAGCACAGCGATGATATTCGGGGTCTGCGTCGAGCTGGGCGCGGATGTGTTCGGGGATAGGGCGTCGGAGGTTTCCGCGCTTCATACAACAAGGACGAGAAAACGATCACATTTTTGGTTCTCACAATATCCGCCGACTTCGTAGAACGTGCCGATTATCTCAATTTCGCTCGCAATCAAGCGGTCACCGCATTTTATGCAGGTTTCTGGCGTGACAATAGCGCCAACATATTGCAACTCGTGCTCATGCTTTTCTTGTTTCGGCATCTCGCATCCGGGCTTGCCGCACCACGGTGTTCTGATTTCAGGAGTACATTTACACATATTGGGATTTTACCATGAAATAAGCCCCGCCCGTAGGCGAGGCTCGTGATTAGAACAGCGTCGGCTCGGAATATCGGCCGTCGGCATGTTTTTGAGTCGTCGGCCGACTGTCCTCTCGAAGCTCGAACAAGGCAAGTTGCGCTTTCTTCGCTTCCCTTTTCTGTTCGCGCCGAAGTTTTAGGATTTCAGCCCATAGATACTTCCGGCCGTCGATGGTGATGAAGCGTGCTCTCATGCTACCTCCATCGGGCGGTCGCGTCGGATGATTTCACGAGTGAGTTGACGCGAAATCATAAGCGAAACACTAACCTTGCTACTGTACGGCCCACGCCATTCCGCGTCGCTGTCGGTCTTGCGGTAGTACCACCCGCCGGGCCGCTTCTTTACCGTGTAGCTGGCGAGCGCATAGACGCGGGGTCGATTATCCAACATGCGAACCTCCTAAAAGAGTCCGCAGTTAAGGATATCATGCGACATGCGCCCACCTCTGCCGATTTACTATGTTAGATACAGTCGATGGAGATATGCAGAATTTTGCTGCGATGTCTTTAAGCCGCATACCTTGCTCAGAATGGAGCCGTCTTATCTCTATAACCTGACGCTCTTTTAGCTTGCTTGAGAAATTCCCCTGACCTTTCTGATCTGGGATTATTCCTATGCGAATCGCGTGATCCCAGTTGTATTTTACGTCGCACCATTCTAGATTTGTTGCTCGATTATCCGTCTTAATTCCGTTAATATGGTTGACGATTTTATGCTCTGATGGATTGGGGATGAATGCGGTGGCGACAAGGCGATGCAAATATTTATATTCTCTTTTCTTCTCCATTGATGTTGCTTGCAAGCAACAGAGAAAATACCCATCAGGCGTTAGTCCAGGTCTCATGAGACGCGGACTGCTCTTCTTTAGAGAAAGAATTTTGCCTGTGTTGCTGACCTGGTAATGCCCTTTGTATCCGGGCACATCCTTCCAAATTTCATCCATAAATTGGATGCCGTTGAGATGAACCCGCTTGCGAGTAGGTTCATCTCAACAGCCGCAAGCTAATTGGTAACGTAATTGATTATATCATACAGCACACGACACGGCGCGCTGAAGTGCGAGGGGCACCTGTAATCAGTGTATCAAATTGCGCCGGATGCTTCGGTGGTTGGCAAAGAGCAGATACCGACCGGCCTATATGCGAATTTGCATCGCGTTGAGTATCGCCGCGCGCGCCAGTTTGTTCCCATTCGGGGCCGCAACGCGCTCCTCTTCCCGTTTACGGTATCGGCAGGAAGTCACAGGCCGGTATCTGCCCTCTCTTTGCATGTCTCCTTGCTGAATCATACCACGTCGATGAAAAGGCCCTCCCGGAGCATTGCTCAACGGGAGGGAAAGTGCGGCGGTGAGCCGCGTGTGGCGGGCGGGTGCCACGGTCACATTGTACTACGTAAGGAAGCCGGGCAATCACTTGCCCGGCTTCTTCATGTCTCTCCAAGCGCCTAGCGCTGCGCGAACGTGCGCCGCCATTCGTCGAAGATGGTAATCAGCCGCGACCAGATTGGTTCCGCTGATCGCATCAATCGCTGTAGCAGATTCACAGTTTGCCCTTTCCAAGTTATCGACCACGAAAGCAAGGACGCCAACGTAGTCGGTCACGGATGCTTCCGGTGCATCCGATTCGTCAGCGATGCTCATGCGTGATCTCCACGTCGAGGGTCAGTATCCTCTAAGTGGAATCGTACCATGTGCATCTCACTCATTTACTTTGCGCGCGGGTACTTGCGGTCGATGTAGAATGCGATGACCGCCGCGAAAATACAGAGCACGACGAGGTCGGCTGGTTCTACTTTAAGCGAATAGTGGTTGTAGCGTTGTGTTGGATATTCGCTATAAGTGTTCGGTTGCATGTCGGTGTCTCCACTTTACATCTTCATCGTGTTTTGAGAGGCGGGAGGCGTTTCGGTTTTCACTTTGCGTTTCTTCCTCGCCACCTTCGGTTTGAGGATGTCGGCCAGTTCCTTGTAACCGGCCAACTCTTTGTCGATGTTCGCGCGTTGCTGCATCAATTCGCGCACGCGAGTGATTTGTGCCTGCAAATCCATGATGCCGTCTCCTTTCC